GATGAATTCCGGCCTCACGTACTTACTCTGCAAGAGCGCGGGGTAGCCGGGGATGCCCTCCTTCTTCGGCCCGCAGAACCACTCCAGTTTGTTGCCAGGTGGTCGCTGTTGGAAGACGTTGCTGCGGTAGACCTCAGGGTGGAGACGCCAGATCATGTCCAACAGTTCCGGATTACCGGAGTCTTTACTGTGTCCGAAGTAGCGTTGAAGGTAGGCGTGGTCTTCCGAGGTGAGGACGATGCACCCGCTTTCATCCAGCATTCGGAGGAGTTCGACGCCGCTTGCTCCAACGAAGGGGGCTTTGATACGGTGCTCGTTTTCGCCCCAGGCTTCACCTAGCAAAAATAATGGCTTCTCAGCCATCACACGCCTCCGATCCGAGCTTGGCATAGCCGGCGATGTCGTCCCAGTGGTCTTTGACCTTTGGATTACCCAAGGCCCGCGCCATCTTTAGGCAGATCATTTCAAGGGCTTCTTTCTGCCTTGCGGGAATACCTTTAGTATCCCAATCGCGCACGACATTCTTCAGTGCTTGGGATACTATTGCGGTTGTCTTGAAATCGCCATGCGTCTTCTCCCGCTCGATGAGGATTGGTTCGCGGGCGGTATTGGTCAGCATCTTCCATTCCAATGCGAGCGCTGATTTATGGCATGCTACGCAATGAAGTTTGACGCCGACTCTCCAATCATGCTCGTAGAAGTAATCAGCGCTATTACAATTTGGGCAAGTAAGCTTTATTCTCATCCTTCCCTCCATCTCTCTGAAAAAGTGGAGGGGCATCGCACACCCCTCCTAAGTTAGCTAGCCAAGCTTGCACCGCGACCGATGGTTCCAGGCTGCTAGCCGTGTTGACAAGGCGTTCACCACGAAATAAGTCTTCTTAGGCCAACGGCGCAGTGCTGGCGATTTCACTGAACACACCCTTCCCGTCATCGCGCGGCTTCTGCTTGATGAAGGAGATAAACTGGTTCCCAGGCGCCTCCTGCGCACCCTCCCAGTGGCTCTTCCCCTCCATATCGATGCCCAGGTCGTTGGTGAGGAACTCGGTGTGGCGATATGCGGACGCTTCGGTCATGTAGAAGGTCAGCTTCATCGTCTTGCCGGTGACGTCGCCGAACTCCTCCAGGGCCTGTGCGTCAACCTCGCTCTCTCCGCTTTCATTGAAGTAAGCCTGGAGAAAACCGACGGTATACTCAATGTAGTCCGTGCCTTTCTTCGTGGACTTATCGCGCCGGGGGAGGCCCTGGACGATGGTAACGTAGGGGCCGGCAGGGAGCGCCGGCGGACGGACGGACTCGGTGGCGGGGGCATCCAAAATTGAGGCAAAGTTCGACATGTTTTGTGGTTCCTGTTTAGTTAGAAGGGGATTTCGTCGTTGGTATCATGCTGTGGTTTAGGTATAGTTGTGCGTGTTTCTTCCTCCTTGATCGCATCTGTAAGCAAATCGTAGATGCGTATGGAAGCCAATTCTGCATTAGTGCCGGCAACACGTGACAGGGCTTCCATAGCAATCGCGAGATTCTTGATGTCTGCGGATCGCATTAGGCTTTCCTGATGATTTGGGGTTTGTTGATCATTGGCTTTGTCTGTGGTTGCGGTGTGGTTACCTCCTTTGCCTTTGGTGTATCGAGGATGGCCGCGAATATCTCCGCTAGGCCGGTGTCTACGGACAGCTTATCCTTAAGGATGTTCGGGCGCGTTGTGGACAGGTCGATCATCCTATCGGACGTAAGTTGAATCTCGCGCTTGCCGCTATCAGTGGTATAACGGATGTAGTTGGGGAAGTAGGTGGGGATGTTCGGGGACATAGCCTGTCCCATCGACTTCGGAAATATCTTCGTCTTTCCATCATCTCGCTCGATGTAAACGCCATGGCAGATGACGATGACGTTGGTATTAACTGACTCGCTGGTAAGCATTGCCAGCTGCTTCTCCAAATCCTTCTGAGCATTGTAGTAGACAGCCCGACCCTCCACACCGTTCTTTCCCGCAGGCGTCATCACCTGATGAAAGGCGTAGGCTGCGTCACACCAGCGGGATAGGCTGTCTATCACGAGGATGGTGTCGGGCCCCCAATCGGCCGGGTTACCGTAGTCAATCTCCTCACCGCTATGCTCATCCTTATACTTCCACCGATTGAGAAGCTTCAGTGAGGTCGTCCAAGCCTTGGGAGCCCCATCGATCATAGTACCTGCGTCGGAGGCTTTGTACTTATCTCGGACTGTGCGGTATTCGACGTTGTCGTTCTTGTCCGGGCACTGCTCCAACACCTGCGCCTTGAAGAAGTCGAGGAGGTTATCCAGGTCCAGGATGCGCAGCTTGTACCCGGCTTTTACCAGCGAGACTAAGGAGCCGGTTTTTCCGGATTTGGCGTCTCCGAGGAGGAGGAGTTTGACGATGCGGTTGGATTGATGGGCGGAGAGGGAGGGCATTCCGGTATCTCCAGGATAAGTTGTGGTTTGCGCGTGTGATCGATTTTATCTGGGTCGATTAGGAAACTGAGTGTGACTCCATCTAAATGAACTGAGGCGTAGGCACCTTTGTATTCAATAGGCGCGCCTACGTGATAGCGGATTACAGGATTACTCATGGAGACCACCCCTGACTAATGCGCCAAGCACGCGTTTCGATACGAGTCAAGGCATCGGCGTGGTCTTTGAATGGCCCCTCCAACACTTCACCGTTAAGACGAATGATGTACCATGCATCGATGAATGCGATTAACGTCACCTCGGCTTCAAGGGATTCCATCGCTCATTCTCCTCTTTCTGTGTGAACCGCGCCTTCAAGAATTGCTCCCGCACCCCCGGCGACTTCGAGCATACCTCGCGGAACTTACACCCGCCGTAGTTGCCGCACGCCGTGTCGTTCTGCGGCCAGTAGTCGGCCTCGGCGTAGCTTTCCGCAATAGCCAACCACCGCTCCAGGTCCTTCAGCCATTCATCAAGCTGGTCCGGAGTGCGGAGTGTCATCCCGCGTTTGAATTCGTTGTTCTCCTCCAGCTTGATCTGTGCGGCGTCGATGATAACGCCACGGACGGGGGACTCCAGGATCACCCGCGAGGCTAGGGTGTAGAGGGTCATCTGGTTGTTGGGTTCGTATTGGTCGAAGTAGTAGGAGCCAAGGGTGGACATGGAGGTCTTGCGATCCATCACGTAGAGGTCATCGGCGAAGGTTACGACACGATCGAGGTGGCCACAGAGGAGGTAGGGTTGCGTCACATGGTTCGCTGTAACATCCCCCACTTGAATTGCATGGCTCGATGCGTCTGGAGGGTACGTCATTGCAGCGGCAGGCCCCCAATCCAGCTCAAACCGGAAGCTCAACTCAACCGCAGGCGTCCCATCCTCCAGTAGGAAGGTCACCGAGGCGTCATCCTTGTAGCCATCCAGGTAGTCAATGACCAGCGCCAGCAGGCGGTCCCGGCTCTTGTACTTTCCTGCTTTCGTCTCAGGGTCGGGGGCGTAGCCTTTGCTACTGACCAGCAGGTCGCCAATGGCCCACTCCATTGCCTCCACATGCGTGCTGCCTTCTGCCTTGCGCCGGTCGTACTCCTCAAGGGCGTGGTGGAAGAGTTGCCCGAAGACAAGGTGGGCGGACTCGTCGTTGGGGGACCAGCCTTCGATCATCTGGTACTGGTAGAGGCGAGGGCAGGTCTTGAGCATACCCAGGCAGGTGCTGTCCCAGGCGTACTGTATCTTGGTGCCTGGAAGGAATGGAGAGGGCGCAGGTGCATCTGCATCTTCCTCGCGGATGGTGAGGGGGATTGCGTCGGCGTTCATTTTGCCCTCGCCACATGTTGGGTTGCGGCTGCAATCTTAACGTTGATGACGGACCAACAAGATCGGCAGTAATCCATGGCTTCCACAATCATAGTTTTGGCAGAGCCATTTGCTTCGCAGCTAATATAGGCATTAGTTACTCCTTCTGTCGGAGTATTCGGCCTGAATTCTGCACCACATCTGTCACAAGCTACGATTGTTCGCTGCATGTTAAAACCTCCTCTTAACCACAACCTCAGCCGCCTTCGGCTTGAGTCCCAACGCGGCTAGGTCGATGACCTTCTTTGGGCCGTCGTCCTTCTTCGCCTTCTTGAAGGTGCCCGCTTCCTTGGAGGCGCGTTGCTGGCGGTAGTAGGCGATAAGGGCAGCGATGTCGCCGGGGTGAGGCATGGTTGGGTCTTCGTCGATCCGGGCGAAGAGTTCGTTTAGGTCATTGCTCATTCTCTGCCTCCCATTCTGCTTGATCCCACTCATGCGCTAGCGTCATGACTTCAAGCTGTTTTAGACGTCTCCGCACCAGATTGCGCACTTCCTCCGACCATCCATGCCCATATCTCCGCGCCATAGCATCGCAGTCTTTGTCGAAGAGGTTGAGTGTACATTTTCTCAAAGGTTCAGGGGAGCGCGGGGCCATTTATCTCCTCCAATTGGTCCAAGTTATGAATAAATAACCTACCACAGGTATCTTCCACAACAACGCGCGCTTTCGTCATGCGCTTGTTGAAAACAGCAACAACCCAACCTTCATACTCATAGTCGTTAGCCGCTACTTTTACTGTTGGGAGTTTATAGTGCTTACGCAATTCCACATTCATAGCTTTATGGTAAGCTAGGGCCATCAACTTCCTCCATGCTTATCTCCTTCTTAACGAGCCAAATCGTCCCATCCTTCATCTGTGTCAGCATTACCGCTTCCAGCCTGGGATCGCCGGTGGTCGCGCGAGATGCGTATAGGTCTTGCATGATGATTGGGTCGCTGGGAGTTAGCTCGATACCGAATTCAGATTCAAGGGCGCGGTACCAGAGGGCAGTTAGCTCGGGGGTTGGTTTGAAGGAGGGGCCAGCCATCAGAACCTCCTTCTAACAGCTTCAACAACAGCTGCAAGAACCAATTCCTTATCTGTCCGATCAGCAGGCACCTCTTCTTCCTCCAGATCAGATAGCGTCTCTACCTTATCGTGATCGAGGTCGATTGGTTCAACGTAGAGGTAGGTACCGCTCTTTAGCTCTTTAATGCGCACCGCGATTGGATCGTAGATAGAGCAGCCGTGCATTTTCATACCCGGCTCGTACATCGTCTCATTGGCCTTCCGGTCCAGGCTGCGAGCATAGTGCAGGCGTTGACGCATGCGAAAGGCTTCGTCGTAATCCGCGACCTTGAAGCGGATGCCCTTCGGGTCTTCGATGGCCTTGTCGAAGAGGTCGAAACAATCCTGATATGCTTGCCGGCTAGTTGGTAGTGACACTGGTGGCCTCCTTCTTCTGTCGGATGTAGCGGACTTCGTGTGTTGACCATCGGAGACCGCATTTTAGGCAACGTCTGCGGCGGAGTAGTGGGCGCTTCTCTGAAGATCGGGAATCGATTACTGTTGAATGCTCCCCGCACTTTGGGCACTGATCACTGCCTACCATTTGATCGCTCCACTATCCACCTCATACAACTTATCCGCACTTCGCGTCTGTATGACGAAGCGCAGGTTCAGGTCTTGCTCGTCTTCCCGGCAGAGCCAGGGGTTGAGGAAGAAGACAGTTTCGTACTCCGCACCTTTGGCTTTGTGGCCGGTGAGGAGCTTGATAGTACCGGATTGCTTGAAGAGATGCTCTGCGTAGGCAATTGCCTGCCCGAGGGAATCTCCATGTCCTGCGAACACCCGCATACAATCGGCAAGGTCTTTAGCCGTCTTGCTTTCTTTGGCTTCCCTCTCAGCTTGCCAATCCGCGATGGCTGAGAGTGCCTGCTGGCGCGACATTCCTTCCTCTCCCAACTTTCGCATAATTGCGACAAGTTTAGGTCCAATGTCGCTGCCAGCCACCTGCACAGAACGCCCGTTTGAAAGTAGGTGCATTGCAAGTCGAAAGAGCGGCGCATTATTGCGGCAGAGGAATGTGCAGGTTTCAGGGATATTACTAGCCGATAGTTCGGAGAGGGTTTCAACGTGGCCTCCTTCTTTCAACCAGCGGAAGTTGGGTGCACGCCATTGTGCCGCTTCGACGATCGCGCGGGGACATCGGAAGCTGATGGAGAGAGGGAGGGTGCGCATGCTGTAGGTTTGCGCCAAATCTTCCATGCCGCGAGACTTCGCTCCACGAAACCCATAGATAGCTTGGTTCGGATCGCCGACTGCAATGATCCGGCGATTGCCGGTTGGCGGGAACAGGCGGTGAAGCAATGCATGATTAACCGGCGACATGTCTTGAACTTCATCAACGAGCCCAAGGGGAAACTGAGGGAATGTTCCTCCGAACACTGCGGGCATGTATACTTGATCGTTATGGTCGATTGCGCCTTCATAGGCGAGCTTAATGCTTCTCGCAAGAACTGCGTCAATGAGATCGGAGACGAGATCGTCGGGCTTTTCGTCGAGCGCGTCATGGAATTCCTCTTGCGTGCACAAGCGGGGGATGTTATTGTAGTAGCCATTGGGGATGTAGCCGACAGCTTTGGCCATTCCCACACCGGCCAGGACGTCCCAGTAAACCTTCCACATCTCGTTCGTCGTGCTTCGGTCTTTAACCTCCTTAATCATGGCGCGGAGGATGTCCCCACATTTCTTGCTGTCAACAGTGAGGTTCTTGGCAATGCTCTTTCCCCACACCCGATGGCCCATGGCGTTGACAGTGCGGACGGTAGTCGTGGATTGCATCCGCTTCTCGGCGTGCTTGGCGTTGTCTTTGTTGAACACCAAGTAGAGAACGGGTTTGGTAGGAACGGCCTGCTCCACCATCTCCAAGGTGGAGGTCTTGCCGGTACCGGGGTTGGCGACCAGGATTAGGTTGTCGGAGGTGGTTGTGGCAGCGGATAGGATTGCTTCCTGTTCTTCGGTGGGTTTGTAGTCGCTCACAGCTTCCCCTCCGCATGCATCCTGGCTTTGTGCTCCGAATTCAACCGCTTCAGCGTCTCGTGCTCAATTCGCTCCGACATGGCCTTACGGGCAGGGCTGAATTCATTGCCAAAGGCTTCATTTATGATGGTGTTAAGGCGCTCGGCCTGAGCGTCACGCTCGCGGGCTGCTTCAATAGCGCGTCCCCGCCACCCATCTGAGATAAGTTTCCAATGATCGCGCTCTTCAGTCAGAAGATGCACCTGCTCAGAGGAGAGGCGGCCGGTTAGGACAAGCCAGAGGTCATGCCACATCGTTATCTCCCAATATTCATGGTGAAGTCCCAGAAGGTTTCTTGCTTACACCCTTCACTACCCTTAGCTATGCATTCGGAAGTCTGCTTTTCCCACCTCTCACAATGCCCCTTCGCGTAGTTCAGTCCCTTTAGCGGGCTCACCTTCTGGAAGAGATATTCCAGGGTGTGGATGTGGGCACCTGTTAGAAAGTAGTAGGTGTAGCGCGCACCAGGGATGGCGATGGTTGCGGTCTGTGTGGAGTGGTTGGTGTCGATCAACAGAGGTTGCATCAAATCCTCCCGAGTAGCAACAGGATCACCAGAACGACCACGATCAAGCCCAGGCCACCACCACCGTAGTAACCGGTGCCGTAGAACGGGCCGCCGCCAACGCCGGAGAAGCCGCCGAGGAGGAAGAGGACGAGGATGATTAGGAGGATGGTTCCGAGGGACATTCGTTTTCTCCGTTGGTTCGAGCTAGTTGTAGTAGACGCTGACGTGATCTGCCGGCACACGAGCAATGATCACTTCTCCTGCGAATACGGCAAGCCACGGGATATTGGCCATGTGCCCGCTCTCGTCATACGGTTCAATCAAGGTAACACCGTTGTGGCCAACGCGAAAGCAAGCCCCGTTTTCTAGCGGCCACTCGATTGCGGTGATGTTTCTAGTGTCTTTGCTGAGCACTTTATGCCCCTGCGGAAGATCATGCATTATCTTAGCTCCTAGTTAAGATGGC